GCTAGAGCAGTTTTCATGCTAAATATAGCACTACCTACAGCCTTTATACCTCTTGCGGCAGATGCAAATGCGCCCTTAGTTTTATCAAGGGCTTTGATGGTAATGTTTAAGTTCTGGTTAGCCATTAGAATCCTTTAGTATCTGGTAGTATGCCATCCACTCATTGAACTCAGTAACGCTTATCTGCTCTACTTCTTCAATGGTCATATGTAGCCGATCAGCCAAAGATATAAGATTCATTCTCTGGTGATCGGTTTTTAGTTTTTTGCTAGATCTTCCTCTGACTCTATCTCAGCAAACATCTGGTTAGCAATCTCTGATATAACATCAGTTTGCTCTCCCATCAGTTCAATCTTATCGTCAGCCGCAGTAAACAACTTCTCACCACTTTGATCTTCAGCTTTCATAATAATCAGATCAACCATAGCGGCAATCGTAGTATTAGTTAAGAAGTTAGGGTGCTTCTTCTGTAGCACGTTAAGATCATAACAGGTAATAGGTCTGCTATATAACTTAAATGCGCCAGAATCGTCACCCCACTCAGGAACAACTACTTCACGTACCTTAACTTCTCGTCGCTTGCGTAACTCTTTTGCTAATCCCATGATTTATAACTCCCCTAAGTTATGCTGTTGCTTCGGTTACTGCACCTGATACTTGGATTGAGAAACTAGCTTCAACCATACCATCGAAAGATGTGGTAATTGATTTGCTAGTAACAATGCCCTCACCTGAATAGTATTTCTCACCAGCTCCAGTGCCAGTGGGATAGATTTCAAAGTCAATAACATTTCTACCGTCTAGTTCTAGTTGCTGTGCATCTGCATCATCCCAGTAGCACTCAATGCTTACTGTAGAGCTTTCTAGACCTGCAAGATAAGTACGAGCAGAATCGCCCATAACGCTATCTTCAATAGTGTCTGCTGATGTTTCAATGCTAAATGTACGGACTTCACCAACAACTGCAACGGCACCTGAATCATCCGCGTCTCTGATTTTTACTACTCCGCTTGAACCTGTTTTTGTAGCCATTTGTATTACCTCGTAAAGTTAAAGTGTACCGCGTTGATACTGATACAGTACGCGGAGAGTTATTATGACCCCACCAATGGGATCAATAGAACCTTCATCTGTCTCAATGCTTACTATTTGCGTATCCAGTGCATGACCGCCACGCGTTCTATCTACATCAAGAGCTTCTTCTACAGCCTCTATGATATTATTTCTAGCAGTATCTACAATCTGCCCTTTAACATAACATATAAGCTGATAATTAATCGTTGCCATTCTTTGCGACATTGAGCCGCCAACTGTACTATCCTCTCTATCCTCGTCAGAGCTTCTTACCAATACAGCAGGAAACTGTGCGTTAGATAGCTTATCAAAATCAAATGGCTCTCTGGTCGCATATTTTACCGCTACAGGCGTTTTAACTGCCTTAATGGTATCAACCAAGTTTGAAGCTATATCTTCTCTTATGCTCATAGAATCGCCTTAAAGAATACGTTAGCAAGTTGCTTCTCTTCTTTTCTGTTAAAACCAAAAAACGGTCTAGTCTTATTGTTCATAGCCGCCTTTTTAGATTCTTCTGCTCTAGTGAAAAAGATTGTGGCCTTCTTTCTATCTGCCTTACTTGTCATAGAGCCTAGCATTCGCCCAGTAAACTGTAGATCAACATTAGAGCCTCTACCTTTACCACGCCTAAATGCGTTGTACTTCTCTGAGTATGGCTTAAACGCCCCACCCTTGTAACCAATTCCTGCATCCGTTCTATCTTCTATTATATTAATACCTGCCAAAGCCGTACGCGATAACGCGCGCTTCATGCCTTTATCAATATCTTTCCCTTTCTTCTTTAATGCCGCTTCTACTTTCTTAGCATTAGAAGTAACTTTTACCTGCATTATCTACTCAGTCTACCAGTGTGAACAGGCTTTTTCTCTGCCTGTGTGAGACTGCCATCATTGTCAGCATCGTATTCAACACCATCTCTTAGTATGGCTTCTAGTTCTTCGCCATAACGAGACTTGTAGAAAGTGATCATGCTTTGGTATCTATCGCCATCAACCCAGTTAGTAAGTTGTGGTAAAGCGTACTTCCATAATACTAAGTAGGCCGCGCATCTGGTGAACTGTGATGTAGTCAGGTAATCAGTATTGATATCACCTGTTAAACCTTTTCTGTCCCACCAGTTAATGCGTAGTTCTCGTACAATGTCGCTTTGAGCCTTTGTATGCTCTCCACTGAATGACGTAATACCTAATTCTAAAATATCAGGCACTAATGAAATCAAATCTGAGTCTGTACTAAATGCCATTACCATTTCACCTTATCTGCCCAATAAGCCGCTGACATCTTGCCTTTGGCTATGTTCTTAGCGTGTCGCGCTTTAAACGCCTTACGCTTTGCTTTATCTGCCGCTGATTCGTTTTTTCTAGGTGGCTTGTTATCTGCCCCCTGCTGACCGAATCTTATCAGTTTAACCTTATCTCCATCTTTAGCTAATACGGCGTGAGACTTAGTCTTATGACCAGATGTCCGCTTTGGCTTGTTATAGCCGTTGAACCTTTCGCCTCTATATGTAATCGCCATATTAACCTCAGAAAAAGAATAGCCCCCACCGAAGTAGGGGCATTCACACTTAGATAGATGACTCTAGGTGTAGTTCAACACCATAGGCATCGTCTAACGTATCAACACCATATACAGCAGTGGCGTTCAACTCGTTAGCGCGCAGAGATGCATCACGCTGTACTTCAAGGTTGAAGTCGCGCTTCAATGCAATCGCAAGTGCTTCTGGAGCAAATACTGCGCCTTTAGAAGCATCACCTGCAACAGCAACATTTCTGCTTTCATAAACATTAACGCCAGCTATTGTGCCTACATAACCTGTACGCATAGCTTCGTTCTGAATGTCGCCACCATTAGGGTCAGCAAATGTGCTAGTTAGGTTAGCTTTCATATTGTAAGCCGCTAATGGATTTACAACACAAGCAAGCTGTCCAATCGCACCAGCGTTACGGAGTTTAGCAACAGCCTCAAAAATGTGAGCCGCAGTAAATTCAGTAGTAGCACCGCCAACAGATGTAGTAAAGTCATCAAACAAAGCAATCAAGTCTTTGTCAATCTTAGTAGCGATAGCGTTACCAAGAACAGTACCTAACTCATCAGCAGGGTTGCCAGCGCCCATAGCCGCTAGGTCAGTAAGAACAACCTGTGCGCCTACTTCGCCAACAGTTACAGATACAGATGAAGTGCTAACAGCAGTTGAAGCCATGTCAGTTCCTTCAGTTAAGCCAGCCGCCGCAATTGCAGGGTACTTAGGAATCTGAATTGTTTTGCCAGCTTGACCAGCAATGTTGTACTGAGTTACAAGACCTAACATTAGGGATTGTTCTTCAGCAGTGAAACGAGCCTGTGCAATAATATTTGCAAACAGATCGTCTAAAGTTGTACTAGTTGTTTCATTAGCCATGATAATAACCTCAATAAATAGAAAGAATAAAAAATATAATTAGGTCTTTCTCTTCGTAGCGGCGTAGGCTTCTTTGCCACCGCTATTCCAATTCTCGACCATCCATTCCACCGATTGAGGCTTCGGAGTAGAGCCACCTGCGCTACCCATACTACCAGCACCGCCTTGAGAGGCACGTACGAAGTGTGGGTTTACAGTTAAAAATTCTGTAACCATTTCATCAACGGATAACAGATCACCTTTGTCATTGTAACGCGGTGTTCCATTAGAATCCACAATCTCGACCGCCCCATCTTCATTTAGTCGAGTATTGCCTTTCAATAAAGCAGTTACTTGCGCTGTATCAACGGCGTTATTACGACTAGCGGCACTGGTTAACTGTCCATCAATTAACGTCTCTTGCAGTCTAGCTTTATAACTGTTGATTACTTCGTCTTTCTTTTCGACTGTTTGCTTTAGGATCGAATCAAACTCGCCACGTTGTTTCTGTTGCTCAATTTCAGCTTGCTCTTTCTGAGTCAGTAGCTCTTTAGCTTCATCTAAGTTGATGCCACCTAGCTTCTTATCAAATTTGCGCTGTTCTCTAGCAATACGATCTGCAACGATTCGGTCTAGCTCATCCTGCGTAAACGTCTTAGTCTGAGTTTCTACTGCCGCTGTCTCAGTTTCAGCTTCTACGGTTTCCATGATTTCATCGCTCATGTTACGAACCTCACAAGGAGTAGTTGGTGAATTAATAGTTTAACACAAGTTATTTCTTTGTCTTGCGTTTCTTTTTCTTAGGTCTACCGACCTTTGATCCATATGTACCTTTTCCGCTTGGCATGATATTTACCTCTTAGTCAAATACTGGTCTGAATCTATGGCGGCAATTATAGCCACCTGCTGTAGCAAAGGCATTAGAACTGCTTTTACCTGCCCATTCGCCTTGCCATATTTCTTTTATCTCATCGATTGTGTAAGTCTTATTAACGTGCTTATCACAAAAGTCTCTTGTCACTTCATCATCAGGGCCGCGATAGGCAAACTTCTCAGCACCAGAATCTAATGCAACTTTAGCGTTAATAGTCCTGTCAAACTGTGTCAGCGAATCATGCACCTGCTGTTTAACATATCTACTCATGCCATCGCCAACAGTAGCCTTAACTGCTGTAACACTAGCGGCAAAGGTTGTGCCAGTTAATGTGCTTTCATAAACCTGCTTTGCCAGCACATCTAAATACTCTGTGCCTAAATCTTCTAAGCCTTGAAAAGACATTCTCTGTAGTTGGCTAATAACATCGCGATCAAGTTCAGCAATATCGCCATATGTTCCAAGCATTGCTACTGCATCATCAGCTACACTGTTGTAGTCCCTGATTATGCTATCTACCTCAGTCAGGTATTCTTCTGTTATAGCCTGACGTAATTCTGTTCTAGCGTTTAACGCCCACTCTAAATCAAACAACTGACCATCGCGTAACGGTGCTGTAGCCATTAGGTCTGCAACTCTATCTTCTAGCTTAACAAGGGCAGAGGCTATTCTTTCTGCATGCCTTTCAGCTAACCGCTCAACAATGTTGTAGTGGTCAGTATCAGCCGCCATTAGTTATCTCATCTGCAAAGTTGCCAATGCGCTGTGCGCCAGACTCAATCTCTGTGTGGGCTTTAACTAAGTGTTCATCATCAAGTAATAAGTCAGCAATCTTCTTATCTATTTCCTGCGATAGGGTTTCTGACTGCACGCCTGTTGCTCTCATCTGTTGTAGGAACAATAACTCTTTGTCGTAATCACGTA